GAACACTAAAAGAGCTATAGGAGATACACATGGCTACTAAGACAATTGAACTGACAGGAACACTCGAGTGGGCTAAACTCTTCGAGTCCAACCGTGACAACGGTGAGTACGACGTCGAGACAGACGGTGCTACAACAGTTACACTCCTCATGGAAGATGACGTATTCAAGGCAATGAAAGACGCCGGTGTACGTAAGCAGGGTAAACCAGACCCAGATGGTAAGGGTACCCGAGTAACATTCAAACGTCCTTGGAAAGACAAGTTTGACCGGGATTGGGCAGGCGGTGCTCCTAAGGTCTTCACCCCAGCAGGTGAGGAGTGGGACATGTCTATTGACGGTCTCATCGGCAACGGCTCGGTAGGTGTTGTATTCCTAGACGTGTACGATACCAAGATGGGTAAGGGTTGCCGACTCAACGGTGTACAGGTTGTAGACCATGTTGAGTTCGAAGGAGGTGGAGGCGGAGGAGCCCCAGCTATCAAGCCCCGTAATTATACAGGGCAGAGTAGCCAGGCACCGGCACCGAAACCAGCCCCCTCTAACAAGGAAGCCCCTGGTGATATCCCATTTTAAGTAACAAAGGAGAGGGGCTACGGCCCCTTTCTTCACCTAATAAGAGGATACACAAATGACCAAAACGATTGACACCTTAGTAGCCGACATGGAGGACGTAATCTACGGTCTCAAAGGCTGGGACTACCTAATCGGACAGAACATGGGGACTAACATTGCTACGTTAGCTAAGTCCCGATTCGATAAACCACAGGAACCCCGAGGGTACTTGTCTATGTCAGGGCTAGGCACACCTTGTGACCGTAAGCTCTGGTACAAGATTAACCAGACAGACAACGCAATCCCACTACGAGCCAACACCCTGCTCAAGTTCTTCTATGGTGACATGATTGAAGAGCTTGCTTTAAGTATTGCACAGCAAGCAGGGCACACTGTTGAAGGGCAACAGGACAAGATGGAGGCTCATGGTATCAAAGGTAGTCGTGACTGTGTGATTGACGGTATGACAGTTGATGTTAAGTCAGCATCACCTTACTCCTTTAAGAAGTTCCAAGAAGGCAACCTTAGGGGTCAGGACCCCTTCGGGTATATCTCTCAACTATCATCTTATGTCTACGCAGCCAAGGATGACCCACTTGTGACTAATAAGACACACGGTGCCTTCCTCGTGATTGACAAAGTGAACGGACACATCTGTTTGGATATGTACGACTTCACTGAGGAGATGAAGACAAAGGAAGAAGAGATCACTCGTATCAAAGAGATGGTCAAATCCAAGACACCTCCTGACCGTGGGTTCGAGGATGTACCTCAGAGCAAGACATCGCCTAATATGAAACTTGGTATGGAGTGCAGCTATTGCGAGTTTAAGAAAGCTTGCTTCCCTGGTCTCAAGTTGTATAAGTATGGCCATGGCCCCGTATACATCACTAAGTTAGTTAAGGAGCTACGTGTAGAGGAGTCAGACGATTGGAGTTAAGGGTATGCAGGAAGTGTAAAGTAGGTAAGGAGCCTACAGAGTTTTACGACAGAAAGAGGAACGGAAAACCAAGACCACAGTTCACTTGTAAACCTTGCGAGAGGAACCGCATAAATGAGTGGCGGGTCAGTAATCCCGAAGCTAACAAGGCTATATACACCCGGTCACGATACAAGAGTAAGTACGGTCTTAACGTGGAGGATGTACCTAAAACGGGTGACTGCCCTATCTGCCTCCGGTCAGACTTAAAGCTAGTGGTTGACCATTGCCACACCCACGGTCACGTACGTGGTTTCATATGTTACAGCTGCAACACGTTGTTAGGCCACGTCGAGAATAAGGAGAAGATGACGATGATTGAGAAGTATCTTGCTTCGACAGAGCCGGTAGATCCAACGTGAGTGTGAAGAAGAGCAGCACACGCCGTAGAGCCATACAAGCTGGGTACCGTTCAGGGCTAGAAGAGGCACTTAGTATTAACCTCACAGAACGAGAGGTTCCTTTCGAGTACGAGACTATGAAGATCAAGTGGCTTGACAGTAAGATGAGAAGCTACACACCTGACTTTATACTTGAGAACGGTATCATCATTGAGACCAAGGGTAGGTTTGTTTCAGCTGATCGACGGAAGCATAAGGAGATCAAGAAGCAATACCCTAACCTTGACATACGGTTCGTATTTAGTAACTCACGGGCCAAACTCTATAAAGGGGCCAAGAGCTCTTACGCCGATTGGTGTGAGAAGGAAGGGTTCCTCTACTCAGATAAGACCATTCCAGAGGAGTGGATCACAGAGGAGAATAAAGAATGACAACAGGTAAAACAGCTATCGTGTTTAGTTGCGGCCACGCCACACCTGACACAAGCAATGAACGCTTCGACTACCTAGGTGGTCTCATCTACGACATCAAACCCGACTACGTAGTGGACCTAGGTGACGGCGCTGATATGAAGTCTCTTAACTCATACGACACACGTAAGCCAGGGGCTGTAGTATCGCAGAACTACGGACGTGACATCGAGTCGTACAACGAAGCACAGGGCTTGCTCCGTTACCGTTTCAAGAAGCAACGGCGTAAACGTCCAGCTTTCTACGGGTTCGAAGGTAACCACGAGCACCGTATTAAGACAGCTATCTCATATGACCCACGGCTTGAAGGAGACAAGTATGGAATCTCATTCTCACACCTCAACACCAAGAAGTGGTTCGACGAGTATCATGAGTACGTTGATGGTGCCCCCGCCATTCATAATTACGATGGCGTTGACTACGCTCACTACTTGGGGTCTGGTAACGTTGGCCGTGCCATTAGTGGTGTACACCACGCTTACGCTCTCACCCAAAAGCGGTATGGCTCTTGCAGCGTTGGTCACAGTCACAAGCGCGATATGTATTTTAAGGACGACGTTGGTTCTCATGGTGCAATTGGGGCGGTGGTCGGCTGTTACAAAGGCGCTGCAGAAGCTTGGGCTGGGCAAGCTAATAAGGAATGGTGGAAAGGAGTTCTCATCAAAAGAAATATATCCGGTGGTTGTTATGAGCCTCAATGGGTATCGCTTGATTCACTTAGACGGGAATATGGATGAGGACATACACGATCGTATCAGGGGTGACAAATAGTCACCTCTTTTACCTTGACGAGACCATGTCACTGTGATATAACTGGGAGCTTGACTTATGGAATATGTAGTAACGATGAAGATTAAAGTAGACAAGGATTACTTCTATTGGACAGAGGATGTAGCGGAGCGACAGTCTACCTTGTCTGAGCAACTTAGGAACGCCTTGTATGACCTAGACGACCTTTCCATCACACAGGTACTAGCGGAGGAGATTGACTAATGAATAGTGTGGAGTATTCCTACTGGGTTGAGAATAAGATTATGACAGAGGGTAAAGACAGGCTTATTGAGAATACATTAGGCCTTGTCGGAGAAGCAGGTGAGGTAGCTGAGAAGATAAAGAAACTCATTAGAGACTCCAATCGTTTCTCTAATGAAGACATCGTCAAGGAGCTAGGAGATGTAGTGTTCTACGCCACTGCCTTAGCTAACTACTTCGAGAGTAGCCTTGAGGAGGTCATTGAAGTAAACGTAGAGAAGTTAGACGGACGAGAACGACGAGGAACATTGGGTGGGTCTGGCGATGATCGCTAATCCTGAAAACCACACCTACCTGCTAATTATGGCACTATTTGACAAGGAAATGAAATGATCAAGAACTCCCTACCAGAGCACAACTACGGCCCAACCATTGGTATCTCAGAAGAGATTCATGCAATGAAGTACCGATCAAAAGGTGAGAGTTTCCGGGCAGCAATGACCCGGGTAGCCAACGCTCTTAAGGATGACGAGGAACACTTCAATAACTTCCGTGACATCCTGTACGGTATGCGCTTCATGCCAGCTGGTCGAGTACAGTCGGCCATGGGTGCGCCACGTCGAGTTACACCGTATAATTGCTTTGTGAGTATGACCATCCCTGACTCTATGGAAGGTATTATGCTTGCTGCTCAAGAGGCTGCTAAGACTATGCAGCTTGGAGGTGGTATCGGTTACGACTTCTCTACCCTACGTCCATCGGGTGCCCTCATCAAAGGCCTAGACAGCCGCTCTAGTGGCCCTCTGAGCTTCATGGGTATCTTTGACGCAGTATGTAAGACTATCAGTTCAGCAGGCCACCGTAGGGGCGCTCAGATGGGTGTGCTACGGGTTGACCATCCAGACATCGCCTCCTTCATCCATGCTAAGACTAACTCAACAGCGTTTACACAGTTCAACCTATCCGTAGGTGTTACAGATAAGTTCATGCAAGCTGTTAAAGACGATGATACGTTTGACTTGGTCTTTGAAGGGCGTGTCTACGACACCATCAATGCTCGTGCTTTGTGGGACGATATCCTACGGTGTACATGGGATT